CTCCTCTTCTAAACCATGATTGGGTACATCTGGACCTTGGTTTGCCAGAAACCCCCGAGCAAACGCTCAGGGTGGACGTTAAGATCTACGTCCTCAGGTACCCATCTCTTCACCTTACCCTCTTTCTCCCACCTCGCACATCGTTCCTTAACTTTGCGGTTGAACTCGCATGCTTCTTTCCAACCAGCTCCTCCGACTTGATTGCGCACGGTGATGTATTTCTCGTGTTTCGCAAGATAGTCATCTTCGGAGACGGTTGCTGAGAGGTTTGCAAATCCTCTCATGAAGCTCCCAGTAAACGGACTTTCAGCTGTTCCGTATCGCTCTTTATGTTCATCCAACTCGTTCTCTAAGATCAACTTAGGTCTCACACCTAAGGTCCTGCAAACCCCGGAAATTTCCGAAGTGGCACAGGCCATGAGATGCGATTGAACGAGCCCAATGTGGTTCATTTGGACCAGGGCGAAAGCTCCGGCTGGTGAATCATGGGCGAGCTGCGCTACTGCACAATCGATGTTAGTGTAGCGGTGACTGGGCGGGGGCATAAGACCAAGCCCCCCTAAGGTACGAGGTAAATAGTTCGCCAATGTTAAGCGACTTAGTCTGGGAAATTCCCGACTAAAGGTTCTTAACTGTCTCAACTGGCGAGACCGGAAGAAAGGTAACCCTTCTCTAACCTCATCATCAACATTGTCAAATCCAAAATCTCCCTTAAGTTGTTTAGTGAAGACATTCTGACGTGCATCTACAGTAACGAACCACTTCTTGTACGATTCCAATCGAGCAGGTTGTTCACGTTCCCACTCACTGACACGCTCTCTAAGAGCATGCATAGTCAAAACATTCTTCGTAGTCGGAGGATATTTCATCGCCTCCAGCTTAGCCATAACAGCTTTACCGGATTTCGACTTCCTATACTCTTCATCAATATATGTTTTGTCCGTACCTATATGTTTACTGTAGAATTCCTCCCCCATTCCCTGAGCGGACACCAGTGACCGTAAAAGATCTTCTGGTTGCAGTGTTAGTCCGCCGGCGGATGATCGGGTCCCGCCATAGAGGAGGCGCATGTTGAGTTGAGGTAACTGCCGTAACCCATTACGTGTGACTTTATACAGTTCGGAATTAATAACCAAAAGATTCCGAGAAGTGTAATTTTTACCGATGGAGAACTTCAGACCGCACACTTTGGTAATGTGCTTCCACAGTTCGTAATGAGCATGATTAATTGCACGGAAGAGGATATCATCACCATTAACAACAAGTGGTAACTCCTTAAGAGTATATTTTCGTCCATGCATAAGCTCATAAGACAGCCGAGTGGCTGCCAAATTCACCAAACATAGAACTGGAAAACTAGTAGGCGAACC